CCTGCCTAATGCGGTCGTATGTGAAGGGAAGGGGATGCAGGCGCCGGAGCTGCCCGGATGCGTCTGGACTGGCCTATTGGCCCCGGACTCGCCTGCGTGATGCGATCTGCATAAATGATTCGGCTTGCTGACACCTGCCAGCGCATATGGCTAAGCCTGATACCCGCGCTTCCGTAGAATCGCCTGACCAGCCTTGCGGCCGGTAGCGGGGCCTGGCATCACGGCTACTGGGTTCCGATTCAAGCCGGACAATGATGCAGAGGATGCATCGGTGATCCACATTCCGGGGCAAACCGGGTGTCGGGACGCCTCACCGAAGGGCGAGACGCTACCCACGCTCACAATTCGCGGCGATCAACTCGCGTTCAATGTGGATCACCGATGCAGCCTGCGATGGGGAGCAGGGCATCGGGCCGTCTTTCCGGCTGTCAGGAAATCAGTCGACGCCGATCTTCCCGCCGCCTGGCTTGGCGATGGTCTTCAGCATCTCTCGTTGCAGCTCACCAATCGCCCAGGCTGCAGCCATCACTGCAACGTCTCGGCACATCGCGCCCTTGACGTTGAAACCTTCGACGCTGATGCCGTCTTTCGTGATGGTGACGCTCCCAGTATTTGTGATCTTCATTTCGTCATCAGTGCAGTACATCAAGGCCTCCAGGGGGGTTGATTTCCCGTCTGGCCCTGTCGCCAAGGCCAGCCAGTGAAATCGGTATTGCTCAGCAAACCTGCGGGCCGACATGTCGAGCGAGGAAGCTTGCTTTGTTTCGTATCGTCCACCAGAACTCAATTGCCGGATTCACTCGGCGCCTGGTGGCTCGTCTGCTGATTGTTAAAGAGCGGTCTGCATCGAGCGCTATGCGTTTCGATGGGGAAACTATACGAATCCTCATAATTTCAGTCAATACGCTTTTGCATAATTTTATGCGAGACACAAAAAAGCCCGCGTTTGCGGGCCTTGGCTGAGCGGGTGCGGGTGCGGGTGGGTTCAGATCATGAAGATGGACTTGGGCATTTTTCCATCTACGACTGTACCCACTATCTCCCAGGCATCATCGATTGCTTTCATAGGGTAAGCGGAGTTCAGTGGCTTAAGAAATAGCTCTCCAGCGTCTCTAACCAACTGTTTGAAGGTTGCTTCATTGGTGTCAATCATCCGAGCGACAACAAACTGACCAGGACGGGGCTCAATGTCTGGAGCGACAAGAATCAAAGAGCCTTCAGGAAATGAATGCCCGGTTGGGCTGGTCATGGAGCTGCCAACCACTCGCAGCCAAAAAGCATCCTCCCCGGCCCACACATCCGACGTGTGCCTGGGGCATGCAGAAATATTGCCCACCTCACCAGCCTCTCTTGCATTTCCCGCCTGAACCCAGCTGATCTCTGGGTAGGCAAATGATCTATTTGGTTGCAGTGCAGCAGTGATATTGGAATCTTCGGAGGCGTTGGTGCCGAACATCAGCCAGTCCGGAGATACGCCGAGCGCTTTGCCGAGCCCCTCGATTGTCCCTCGGCGCGGGCTAGCACTTTCGCCCGAAAGGATCCGGTTGATAGTTGGCTGCGGGACCTTGGCCTGCCTGCTTAACTCGCTTTCGCTGAGATTCAGCTCCTTCATTTTGGCCCTAAGCCGATCCGCGACGCTCATACCCGTTCTCATATGCGTTGACGTATTGCAGCGATTCTATTGCATAGGCCTATGCTTGTTCGTATGATTGCCCATGCGAAAACTCATAGGATTCTTCCATGACAGTTCCAGAGATGTTGAGCCGTTTGTTCCAGCTTGGGCTGTCGCAGGCTGATATAGCCAAGCACTGCAGCACCACACAGCCCACCATTTCCCGAGCATCGAACGGTTCTGCCGTTCGCTATGAGCTGGGAAAGTCCATCGAAAGCCTGCTCGAGCAGCGTGAGCGTCAAGTCGGCTCCTCAGAGGTTGCCGCGTGACGCGACCGGTGAAGTGATTATCAAGGGCGCGCTGTTCCGCCCATAGATGGCAGAAACACCTGCGGATTCATCCAGTAGTGAAATCGCAGACGAAAAAAAACCGCCTGGCAGGGCGGCTTTCTCTACAACATTTCAACGGGCCAAAGCATGACAAACATCGTCCCACTTGACAAGTCCAGGGGGTTCACCCGGATGGACAATCAGCTCATGGATGGCCTTTTGGCTATCGATCTCCCTGCACGAGAAATGAAAATCGTGCTGTACGTGGCCAAGGCCACCATCAACTTCGGGGCAGGTGCCCAGCGCATCCCGGCCACCGACATCGCCAAAGCCATCCACGCTCACCCAGACACCGTGTCCAAGGCTGTTTCCAGCTTGCTGCGTCGTCGCGTGCTGTTTCGTGAGGGTGGCGCTCGTGGCGATATCGGCGTGAATGACCCGAAAGACTGGGTCTATGTCGCTGATCCGAAACAGACCAAAACAGCCGACTCGGCTCAAGTGGTCCGAATCGGCTCGGAGTCGAAACAGACCAAAACCGCCGAGTCCCTTCTTTATTCTAAGAAACAAACCCCCTATGTATTTCTTCCTTCGGAAGAAGATACATGCCCCCCCAGCGAAGCGGACGAGCCGCCGACGAAATCTGACCGCAAGGCTCCATTCGGGAAGGCCGCCATGCTGGCCGATAATCCCCACGGCCTGGATGAATCGCTGATCGCTGACTACTTGGCTGTCCGCAAGGCCGCCAAAGCCCCGGTCACTGCCCGGATCTGGTCCGGCCTGAACGCCAAGCTCGAGCAGTGCAAGGTCTTCGGCATCCAGCCTGCCCAGGCCTTGGAGATCGCGGTGGAGAGCGGCTGGCGAGGATTCGAGGTGGAATGGGTCACCAAGCGCGTTGGTGGCCAGACGCCTGCCAAAGCCAACCCCAATAGCCGTCATCACGGCTTCAACGAGCGCGACTACACCGCTGGCCTGGCCCCGCGGGAGGACGGTACCTATGCGATCTGAATCGGTGATCACCATGTCCGAGGTGAGGAATGCCGCTGGCTTTCGTGTTCAGCCAGGCGAGTGCGAACAGCACGGCCCCTTTGAGCAGCGGGTGACCCTGTTGATGGGGCGCGAGATCGTCGGCCGCTGCCCAGACTGCGAGAAGATCGCCATCGCTGAGCGCGAGGCCAAGCAGCTGGCCGAGGAAACACGTCTGAAGCGTGAGGCCATGACCCGTAAGCTTGGCTCGGCGCTCATCCCGAAGCGGTTCGCTGACCGCACCTTGGCCAACTACCGGGTCGAGCACGAGGGCCAGCGCAAGGCCTTGGCCTACTGCACCCGGTACGTGGCGGCATTCGATGAGATCCAGCGCACTGGCCGGTGCCTGATGCTGTTGGGCCAGGTCGGTACCGGCAAGACCCATCTGGGCGCCGGCATGGCCAACGATTTGATGCGTAACACATCGGCCACCGCCGTGTACCGCACGGTAGGCGCTGTCCTGCAGGCCATCCGGGCGACTTACGACCGCCACAGCGAGCAGTCCGAGGCCGACATCCTGTCCAGCCTGATCGAGCCATCGCTGCTGGTGCTGGACGAAGTCGGTGTCAGCAAGGAGCAGCCGAGCGAGTTTGAGCTGACAACCCTGTTTTCGATCATCAACGGGCGCTACGAGCAAATGCGCCCCACGGTGGTGATTTCCAACCTGGAAGCCAGCCAACTACGCCACGCCATGGGCGAGCGGTGTTACGACCGCCTGCGCGAGGGCGGCGGTGTGGTGGTGCCGTTCCAGTGGGAGTCTCACCGTGGCAAAGAGGAGTTCTGACCATGCGGCAAACGAAGCTGACCAAGGCTGCGCGCGGCCGGGAGTGCCAGGTGCGTATACCGGGTGTGTGCAACGGAGACCCCGAGACAACCGTCCTTGCTCACTACCGCTTGGCCGGCACCTGCGGCGTGGGCAAGAAGCCACACGACCTGCAGGGCGCCTGGTGCTGCAGCTCCTGCCATGACGCTTGCGACGGGCGCAGCAAGGCCGTAGATCGCGAAACAGCACGGCAGTATCACGCCGAGGGCGTCATGCGCACCCAGGCGCTGCTGCTCAACGAGGGGGTGCTCATCGCATGAAACCGGCAACCATGTCTGGGTTCAGCCCCAAGAAGTCCAGGGCCAAGCGCGTAGACCGCGAAGGTGCCGAGCAGGCCACCCTCATGACCGAAATCAAGCTGCGCTATCCAGAGGTGTACGCGAACCTTCATCACACCCCGAATGGTGGGCATCGCAGCTGGGCCGAAGCCAAGCGGCTCAAGGCCCAAGGCACCAAGCCTGGCATTCCCGATCTGCAGCTGACGCTGGCTCGCGGCGGCTATTTCGGCCTGTTCATCGAATTCAAGGCCACCGTTGAGCCGGCACCTGTCTCGCCTGAGCAGTACGCCTGCATCGAGCGGCTGACCCGCGAGGGTTACCTGGCGGTCGTTTGCTACGGCCATTTCGACGCCATGGAGTGCTTGCGAGCCTACATGGCCCTGCCCAAAACCGAGGTAGTCCAATGACCAACACCGCTGCTGTGAAGATCAGCGATTCCGAGATCCGCCGGCAGGCCGCCGGGTCGGCGCGAGACTTGCGCAGCCTGGCCAGCAAAGGCCTGTATTTCCGCTTTCATCGGTCCCGCGATCGAGGGTCCTGGTACCTGGTCATCAAGGGCAAATGGCACCGGATCGGCTCATACCCAGAGCTGAGCGCCGCCAAGGTGGCCGCTGCGCTGCCGGATATCCGCCTGCGCCTGGAGGCGGGCGAGGGCTCCAGCCTGTCGAGCTGGGTACTGACCGGTGAATTGCTGACCTGGTTCGCTGAGCGCATGGCCCGGGACCGCAACCTGTCGGGCAAGCGCAAGAGCACCGGTGCATCGGCCATCAAGCAGCACCTGATGCCGCGCCTCGGGCAGGTGCCGCTGGCCCAGATCGACAAGGCGCTGCTCGACCGGGAACTGATGTGGCCGCTGCAAGAGACCCTGTCCATCGACTACGTGCGGTTGGTCTTCCAGCTGCTGGCCCTGGCCTTCCGGCAGGCCTTCAAGCTGGGTCACATCAGCTCAAACCCCATGGCGGGCATCCGCTTCGGTGACTTCTCGAAGGCCAAGGTCACGGTCAAGCCGTCGCGTCTGCGTGGCGTGCACCTAGAGGATCTGATGATCCGCATGAAAAGCACCCTGGCCAACCAGCCACAGCATGGCGTGCTGGCCCTGATGATGCTGTGCCACGGCACCCGACTGGGCGAAACCCGCCTGGCGCGCTGGAGCCACATCAGCCTGTCCGAGCGTGAGTGGTACATCCCGGCCGAGCACACCAAGACCGGCGTGCACCACCGTTTGCCCCTGACCGACCAAGTGCGGTTCCTGCTGATGGCCTACCGCGAGATCCAGCGCAATCAGGGCTATGACGGCGAGTTCGTTTTCCCAGGGCGCCAGGGCAAACCCATGAGCGAAGCCAAGGCGTCGGCAGTCTTCACGGTCATGGGGCAGGGTGAGTGGACAAGCCACGACCTGCGCAAGCTGGCCCGCACAGGCTGGGCTGACCTGGGCGTTGACCACCTGGTGGGTGAGCTGCTGATCAATCACGCCATGGGCCACAACGTGAAGGTGTACATCCAGTCCGACATCATGGCCCGCAAGCGTGAGGCGCTGGAGAAGTGGCATGCACACCTTGACCAGAAGGGTTTCGGGTCGGTTCACGGCTTGACCGGTGATAGATCGATGGATTCAGGGATTCTCTCGCGGGCCGCAGAGCGAGCGGGCTTCGGGGCACTTCCGGTATCCACCATAAGCGAGGATTCAAAATGACTGAAAAGTGCCGCCATCCCGAGTTTTCTACGAGGCGGATACCGCTGGCGGCCTGCTCGGCATGTGGTGGCCGAGCAGCAATCAGCGGGCTTTTCGGGCCGCGGCCCTGCATGGCCTGCAATGTGTCTGGCTGGGTTTCGGCGACGGGTGAGCCGCTACCTCTCGAGGATCTGGCTATGCAGCTTGGCCTGCGCCTTCGCGATCTGGAGAAACAGGCCGAAAGCCAGCCCCTGGCCGCGATCAGCGGCCCGGAAGATCAGTATCAGTCGAACAACCGCCGCGGCGCCGGCGGCACCAACTACACCGGGGATTGATGACCATATGAGCCATTTGGATAGAAGTGCCGAAGAACTGCTTGAGAACTGGGGCCGGTGGGCGATCCTCGGGTCAGGCGTGGCTTCTTGTGCATCGCGGGAGAACGCCACCCTGGATGCTGCAATCACTGATGAGGAGGCTTTGGTAATTGATCGTCTGCTGGGTCGTCTGTGCCAGCGCTACCCGGAATGCGGTGCTGTGCTCATGAAGTATTACATGGCCCGTGATTTATCCTTGAAGGACGCGGGCAAGAAGCTCGGGTTCAAGGAGGAGAAGACACGGCAGTTATGGAAGTCGGGTGTTGCGTGGGTCGATGGGGCATTGGAAACCCGACGTCTTGCCGCTTGACATCCCCGGTCCTCATCCCTATATTTCGTGTTACTTTGCGGTAGGTGCGCGAGAGCAAACTCGCCATCACCAGCAGCCACCTTGAAGCCTCGGCATATGCCGGGGCTTTTTCGTTTCTGGAGTACCTACATGGCCGAGCCAAGTACCGGCGCCCTTGCAGTGACCGGCCTACTTGCCAGCGTCGGCCTGGGCGCCGCATTCCCCGAACTGGACCTGGCCACCCTGGTGGGCGCGTTCGGCGGTGCGTTCTTCTACGTCGTGTTTGCGAAGGACATGAGCACTTGGCGCCGCGTCGGCTACCTGCTGGCCGGTTGGATCGGTGGCTACTTCGGTGCTGCCGAGTTGATGGGTCGAGCCTGGACGCAGACCGCCGGGTTCAGCGCTTTCGTCTGCGGTGTGCTGTGCGTCGTCACGTTCTCTGGCCTGCTGGAGTGGATGCAGACAGGGCTCATGCCGCGCTGGCTTCAATGGGTCTTCCGGCTTCGAGCCAGGAAGGAGGGTTGAATGGTTGCAATCACACAGGCTGCTCTGTGCGCCGTCATCTTCGTGATGATCGGACTGCGCTACCGGCCTTACCCTGACTCGCGCTACAAGCTCAGCGTGTCGCTGATGGCTTGGGCTGCGTGTGCGGTCACCGGCATGCAGTTCGTGAGCCTGGTAGGTCGCATGGTGCTGCACGATGAGTTTGCTGACGCATCCTGGTTCAACACCGCGTTCTACTTGCTGGCCGCCGTTCTGGTGTGTCGTGCCAAGGGGAACGTGGCCAAGATTCTGCGGGTGGACTGATGGCCTGCAGTGGATGCGCCGAGCGGCGCGCATGGATCAACAAGTGGATGAGGGTAGCCCGTGAACGAGCAAGCAATCTCTTTGCTCCGGCAGATCTTGGAGCAGGAACAGAAGCAGACCGTGCTGCTGGAAACGATCGCCAGCCAGAACCTGGCACTGATCGAGGCGCTGGCCGACGGTGACGGTGTAGACCCTGATGCCCAGCCATTGACCTACTTGGACGGCACGCCATGCCGATGAGGCCGCAGCGTCCATGCCGATCCCAAGGATGCCGGGCGCTGCACCGGAACGCCAACGGCTACTGCGATGGTCACGCCGACCAGGTGAAGAGCCACGTTCGAGAGAAGCCGCGCGAGAGTTCCACGTCACGGGGATATGGGTACAAGTGGCAGCAGGCCCGCGCTGGTTACCTTGCCAAGCACCCGCTGTGCGTCAAGTGCCAGGCCCGCGGCCTTGTGGTGGTAGCTACAGATGTTGACCACATCCAGGCGCACAAGGGCGACATGACTTTGTTCTGGGATCGGAACAATTGGCAGGCTCTATGTGCACCGTGCCATTCCGCCAAGACCGCATCTGAGGACGGCGGGTTCGGCAATGCCCGGCGCGAGATTTTATAGCGCTATAAAAATCTTATTTTTCTAAGATTTTTTTCATGGCGAGGGCTGTAGAAACCCTAGATATCAGGGCGATGCACCGGTTTGGTGCCAAGGAGCAGTCGAATCGTGCGAAATCGGCCAGAAATGACTCAAATGAGACTAATTCGCAATTATGGGGAGGGGGAGGGTCAAAAGTTCAGGCCCCCTCGTTTCTAGACCGCGCCCTCAGTCGTTTTTTTACACCCGCGAAATATAAAGTTTAATGGAGGCGTCGATGCCAGGGGTTGCCGGGCGCTCTGGCCGTCGCCCAAAACCCACGGCCCAGAAGGCGTTGGCCGGCAATCCCGGCAAGCGCAAGCTGAACAAGGATGAGCCGGACTTCGCTCTGGTGACCAACGTCGATCCACCGGAATGGTTGTGCGAGCACGCCACTCGCGTGTGGCAGATGCTGGTGCCGGAGCTGCTCCGCGCTAAGGTTCTCGCGCTCACTGATTTGCACAATGTCGAAGCGTTCTGTACCGCCTACGGAAACTGGCGGCTGGCCCAAGAGTCCGTCCGTAACCACGGAATCGTGGTCACCGGCGCAACTGGCGGACCGGTAAAAAACCCTGCGCTCACCGCTGCCAACGAAGCGATGCGCCAGATGGTTACATTCGGCTCAATGCTTGGCCTGGACCCGGCCAGCCGAACCCGAATCATCGGCGGAAACAAGCAAAAATCCACTAACGAGTTTGCAGCCCTACTGAGTTCCTGATGGCCAGAGCCAAGTACACCAACGTCGACAAGGCAATGGTGTGGGCAAGGTCCGTCCTCAAGGGTAAGTTTCCCGCCTGCCGCTACATCCACCAGGCGGTCGAGCGGCACTTCGACGACGTAGCGGCCAGCCGCTCTAAGAGCTACCCCTACAAGTTCGACCCGGCCAAGGCTGAGAAGAAGCTGCGGCTGATGCAGCTGCTGCCGCACACCAAAGGCGAGTGGGCGTTCAAGCGTCAGCTGATAACCCTCGAACCTTGGCAGCTGTTCGGCCTGGCCTGCACTTTCGGCTGGGTCCGGAAGAAGGGCGGGTACCGACGCTTTCGCGAAAGCTACTGGGAGGTGCCGCGCAAGAACGGCAAGTCGGTGATCGCGGCCGGCGTCGGCATCAGCATGTTCACCGCCGACAACGAGTTCGGCGCCGAGGTGTATTCCGGCGCAACCACCGAGAAACAAGCGTGGGAGGTGTTCCGACCGGCGCGCCTGATGGTCAGCCGATCGCCCATGCTGATCGAGGCGGCAGGCATCGAGGTCAATGCCTCGAACCTGAACATCCCGTCTAACGGCAGCCGCTTCGAGCCGCTGATTGGCAACCCGGGTGACGGTGCCTCGCCATCCTGCGCCATCATCGACGAGTTCCACGAACACGACAGCGCGGCTCAATACGACACCATGCTCACCGGCATGGGCGCCCGCCGCCAGCCGCTGATGTTCATCATCACCACGGCCGGCGCGAACATCGAGGGCCCGTGCTATGACAAGCGTCGCCAGGTCATCGAAATGCTCAACGGCACCGTGCCGGACGACGAGCTGTTCGGCTACATCTGGACCTTGGATGAGGGCGACGATTGGACCGATCCAAAGAACTTGGCCAAGGCCAACCCGTGCATGGGTGTGTCGGTGTTCCAGGAGTATCTGGAGAGCCAGCTGGCCAGGGCAATCCGCTCGGCGCGTTTCACCAACACGTTCAAGACCAAGCACCTGAACCTGTGGGTGAGTGCCAAGTCCGGCTTCTTCAATATGGAAAGCTGGAAGGCCTGTGAGGACAAGACTCTCGCGCTTGAGCAGTTCGAGGGCCAGGAATGGGTTGCTGGCTTCGACCTGGCGCGGAAGCTGGACATGAACTCTCGGGCTCGCCTGTTCTGGCGGGAGATCGACGGCAAGACTCACTACTACAGCGTGGCGCCGGCGTTTTGGGTTCCTGAAGACACGGCCAACGACGTGGACAATAAGCGGATGACCGAGCGCTTCCAGGCCTGGATCAACACCGGGCACTTGACCGCCACGCCTGGCGCCGAGATCGATTACCGGGAAATCCTCGAAGACACCAAGGAAGCCAACAAGCTGGCGCCTATCAGGGAAAGCCCGATTGACCCGCACGGTGCCACCGGCCTGAGCCATGAGCTCGACGACGAAGGTTTCAATCCGATCACGATCACGCAGAACTACACCAACATGTCGGACGCCATGAAGGAACTGGAGGCAGCCATCGAGGCCGGGCGGTTCCATCATGACGGCAACCCGATCATGACCTGGTGTATCGGCAACGTGATTGGCAAGTTCCTGCCGGGCAACGACGACGTGGTGCGCCCGATCAAGCAGGGCGACGACAACAAGATAGACGGCGCGGTCGCGCTGATCATGGCCATCGGGCGAGTGCTGGCGAACGCCGGCGAACCGGACGCAAGCGGCTTCTTTGAAAACCCGATCATGGTGGGACTGTAATGGCACGCGAAAAGAAACCAGGGCGGATCAAGTCTGCTGTGCTGGACTGGCTGGGCGTGCCCATCAGCTTGAAGGATGGCGTATTCTGGCAGGAGTGGTTCGGTACCTCGGCAAGCGGGCAGCACGTAACGGTCGATAAGGCGTTGCAGCTGTCCACCGTCTGGGCCTGCGTACGACTGCTGTCGGAGTCGGTGTCGACCCTGCCGCTGAAACTGTATCGCCGGATGCCCGACGGGTCGCGAGAAACCGCCAAGGATCACCCGCTGTTCCGGCTGCTATGCCGGGTGCCAAACAGTGAAATGACTCCGCAGCGCTTCATGCTGCTGGTGGTGGCGAGCATCTGCCTTCGAGGAAATGCCTTCGTTGAGAAGAAGTTCATTGGCAACCGCCTGGTCGCGCTGGTGCCGCTGCTACCTCAGTGCATGAAGGTGAAGCGACTGGACAACGGCAGGCTCAAGTACACCTACGTTGAAAACGGTACCGACCGGGACATCCCCGAAAAGAGCCTCATGCACATCCGTGGTTTCGGCCTGGATGGTGTGTGCGGAATGCTTCCCGTGACTACAGGCCGTGACATTTTCGGCTCAGCCATGTCGGCGGAGGAGGCCGCTGCGAAGGTGTTTGCCCAAGGCATGCAGGCCTCCGGCATCCTCAGTAGCGAGACACTCCTGAAGCCAGAGCAGCGTGAACAGCTGAGGGCCAGCCTTGGCGCCTTCATGGGTTCCAAGAACGCCGGCAAGATCATGGTGGCCGAGGCTGGCATGAAGTATCAGGGCATCACGATGAATCCTGAAGCTGCCCAGATGCTGGAATCCCGCTCGTTCAACGTTGAAGAAATCTGCCGCTGGTTCCGCGTTCCGCCGTTCATGGTCGGGCACATGGACAAGCAATCCAGCTGGGCCAGCTCGGTGGAGGCGCAGAACCTGCACTTTCTGACCAACAGCCTGCGACCGCTGCTCGTCAACATTGAGCAGGAAATCACCCGCTGCCTGATCGGCGAGGCTGACGCCGATGAGTTCTTTGCTGAGTTCGCGGTAGAGGGGCTGCTGCGCGCCGACAGCGCGGGCCGTGGGGCCTGGTACAACACAGCCCTGCAGAATGGCTGGATGAGCCGGAACGAAGTGCGGCGCCTCGAGAACCTGGCCCCGATCCCCGGCGGCGACACCTTTACGGTGCAGTCGGCGCTTGTGCCGCTCGATCAGCTGGGCAAACAGTCGGCTGGCATGTCGCCGGCGGCCACCGCTTTCATGCTGCGCATCGCCGCCGCCAACCAGAGCGGGGACAAAGGTGCGATCAGTGATGCGTTCGACCTGGCGTCCAAGGCGCTGGAGTCTGGAAATCCTGACGGCCCAGTGATGGCCCATGCCCTGATCTCACTGCCACTGCTCAAAGCAGCCTGACCCTGGAGTAACTCATGACACTGAAGACCATTCCGGAGGCTCCGGCGGCACGCCCGCGCGCGCAGATCCACTGCGATCTCATGCCGCTGGCGCTGGAGCGCTGGAACCCGTCGATCAAGGCAGCAGCGACCGACGACAACACCATCACCATGTACGACCCCATTGGCTTCGACTGGTGGACTGGCGAAGGCGTAACGGCCAAGCGCATCAGCGCCGCGCTGCGCTCCATTGGCGACAACGATGTGACCGTGAAGATAAACAGCCCTGGTGGCGATGTCTTCGAAGGCCTGGCCATCTACAACCTACTGCGCGAGCACAAGGGCAAGGTGACCGTTCAGGTGCTGGGCCTGGCTGCCTCGGCCGCATCCTTCATCGCGATGGCCGCCGATGAAATCCAAGTCGCCCGGGCTGGGTTCCTGATGATCCACAACAGCTGGACCATGGCTGCCGGTGATCGCAACGAGATCCGCGAGGTGGCCGACTTCCTTGAGCAAATTGACGGAACCCTGGCCGATATCTACTCGGTTCGCACCGGCGACAAGCCGGAGGCGATGCGCAAGCTGATGGACGTGGAGACCTGGATGGGCGGGAGCGCCGCGATCGAGGCGGGCTTCGCCGACAGCCTGCTTGCTTCAGATGCCATCCAGGAAGATCCCCAGGCGTCCGCGCCTCACCAGGTGGCCGCCCGCCGCCTGGACGTGATCCTTGCCAAGCAAGGCATGTCGCGCACCGACCGGCGCGCGCTGATTCAAGACCTCAAAGCTGGTACGCCTGGCGCTACCAGCTCCGGCAAGCAGAACGCTGCCGAAACACCGGCCGACCTGGCCAACCCCATCGCCGACCTACAAGCCGCACTCGCGCGGTTCTCGGCAGCAGCTATCCAAACCGGAGCATAACCATGAGCGAATCCACCGCAGAACTGCTGAAAAACGTATCCGCTGAATTGAAGAAGGCGACCGACGAATTCAGCAAGCAGGCCGAGAATGCCCTGGCAGAAGCCAAGAAGGCTGGCTCTCTGTCGAACGAGACCAAGGCAACCGTCGACGAGCTGGCCACCAAGTTCAACTCGCTGACCGAGGCCGAGAAGCAGCTGAAAGCGCGCTTGGGTGAAATGGAGCAGGAGCTGGTGCGCAACCCTGGCAACAGCGCCGCCACTCCTCGCGACACCGTTGGTGGCGTCGTGATCAAGAGTGAAGCGCTGAAGCAGTTCGCAGCCAGCATCGAAGGAAATCGCCGCGTGAGCGTTCCGGTGCAGGCCGCCCTGATCAGCTCCGGCGTCGCCGAAGGCGTGGTCGAGCCGCAGCGCCTGCCTGGCATTGATGCCGAGCCGAAGCAGCGCCTGTTCATTCGCGACCTGATTGCCCCGGGCCGAACCACCTCTCCCGCGATCTTCTGGGTGCAGCAGACCGGCTTCACCAACGCCGCGCGTGTCGTGGCTGAGAACACCGCGAAGCCTTACAGCGATATCCAGTTCGCTACCAAGATCACCCCGGTGAGCACCATCGCTCACATGTTCAAGGCGTCCAAGCAGATCCTGGACGACTTCGCGCAGCTGCAGTCCACCATCGACACCGAGATGCGCTACGGCCTGAAGTACGCCGAAGAGCAGGAAATTCTGTTCGGTGACGGCACCGGCGTTCATCTGCACGGCATCGTGCCGCAAGCCACTGCTTTCGCGGCGGCGTTCGAAGTCGACCAGCAGTCCGGTATCGATGATCTGCGCCTGGCAATGTTGCAGGCGCAGCTGGCGCGCCTGCCTGCCTCGGGTCACGTGCTGCACTTCATCGACTGGGCGAAGATCGAACTGACCAAGGACACGCTTGGCCGCTACATCCTGGCCAACCCGCTGGGCCTGACCGGTCCGCTGCTGTGGGGTCTGCCGGTCGTTGCCACCGAGATCGCCGCCTTCCAGGGCAAGTTCCTGACCGGCGCTTTCCAGACTGGCGCTCAGCTGTTCGATCGCGAGGACGCCAACGTGGTGATCTCGACCGAGAACGCCGACGACTTCGAGAAGAACATGATTTCGATCCGCTGCGAGGAGCGGGTCGCACTCGCGGTGAAGCGTCCCGAGGCCTTCATCTACGGCAACTTCACCGCTCCAACCACCCCTTGACCTGAAGGGGCCGCCCGCGCGGCGGCCCACCGGAGGCTGTCATGAAGATGAAGACCTTGAAACCGCTCTACCTGGGTGGAAAAACTCTGGTTGAAGGTAGCCCGTTCATCACTGATGAGCAGCACGGCCGAGAGCTTATCCAGAAGGGCTATGCGGAAAAGCATGATGGCGACGATGAAGCGCAGGTCGACCTGACCCTGGGTGATGCTGCTCCAGCCGCGACGACTTCGGCATCTGTTTCGACCGGTACCAAGCCCAAGGCCGCTACCAAGAAGAAGGCAGACTGACCATGTCCGTGATCGCCATCGACCTGGCCATGCACCACCTGCTGGCCGAACCTGACGACCAGGTGCTGGTCCAGGCGCAGCTCGATGCCGCGGAGGAGGCGGCCATGCAGTTCCTCAATCGCCGTTTTTACCTTGACCAGGTGGCGCTTGATGCTGCCCGCGCTGGTGTGCCAGCGGCAATGCAGCAAGCCAAGGAAGCCAACGCAGCAGCCGTAGCTGCCGCTGAGGCGGAGCAGGACCACACCCTGCGCTGCCGGCAGCTGGAATACGCACGCAAAGCGCTGGCGGACGCCTACGACGTGGCGGATTCCATCGCCTACGGCATGGTGCTGAACCCTGCCATCCAGGCGGCTTGCCTGCTCAAGCTGGGTCACCTGTTCGCCAATCGCGAGGAAGTGGTGACGGGCACGACGGTGGCCGAGCTGCCTTTGTCCTCTCAGCACCTGTTGATGCCCTACCGCATGCGGGTGGGCGTGTGATGCAGGCCGGCAAGCTCCGGCACCGCATCGATATTCAGGAGCTCACCACTGGCCGCGATCCGGTCACCGGTGAGTTCGGCGAAGAACAGTGGGTCACCCGCTGGGCGCGGTGCCCGGCACGGGTGGCCCCACTGTCAACTCGCGATCTGGTCGCCGCCCAGGCAGGCCAGTCCCAGGCCACGGGCCGGATGATCATCCGGTACCGGCCTGGCGTGGTATCGACGATGCGCATCCTGTACCGCGACGAGGTGTACAGCATCGAAGGACCGCCGCTGGAGGATCCTGAGTCGGGCAAGGATTACCTGACGCTGCTCGTATCCAAGGGGGTGAAAGATGGCTGACCAAGTCACAGCACGCTTGCAGGGCGCGAAAGCCACCATCGACAAGATGCTGGGCCTCGCGCCCAAGCTCAAGCGCAGTGCTTTGCGCAAAGCCGCCCGGCAGGCCATGAATATCGTGCGGGACGACGCGCGTGCTCGAGCACGGGCACTGGATGACCCGGCCACCGCTGAGCGGATCTTCCGCAACATCGTTACCCAGGAGGCGGGGCGCCAGGGACGGCGCGAGGGCGGAGTGGTGATGAGGGTCGGTGTCCGTGGCGGCGCCAGTTCGAACCAGCATAGCAAGGATGCCAGCAGCAACCCAGGCGGCGACACGCGGCACTGGCGCTATCTGGAGTTTGGCACGCAGCACACGCCGCCGGCGCCGTTCATGCGGCCGGCGCTGTCGTCCAACGTCACCGCCGTTACCGATCGGTTCATCCAGGTGCTGAGCCGGGAGATCGACGCAGCTCTGTGAGGCCCCATGGAACCCCCCATTTTCTCCGTTTGCTCCGGCCACCCGGCCGTGGCCGCGCTGCTGGGCGCGGGCGTGGATTGCCGGCTGTATTCGTTCGGTGAGGCGCCAGACAAACCCACCAAGCCATATGTGGTCTGGCACCTGATCTCGGGCAGCCCTGAGAACTACCTGGCCGAGCGTCCCGATATCGACGGTTTCACCCTGCAGGTCGACGTGTACGCGGCCACGGGCGGCCCAGTCTCAGCGGTGACGAAAGCGCTGTGCGAGGCCATTGAGCCCAACGCCTACGTCGTACGCTGGGGCGCGACTGATCGTGACCCCACGACCAAGGATTATCACCGCAGCTTCGACGTGGACTGGCTTGTCCCGCGATGAATCAACCAGGCCCGCCACGTGCGGGCTTTTCTTTGCTTGAAGGAGACAACTATGTCTGTTTTGACCCAAGGCACCAATATCTATGCGCTGGTGCCACCAGCATCCGGTACCGGAAAGCACACCGTGATGCAGATCGAGTGCGCCACCGCGTTCAACCCGGGCGGTTCGCCCAAAGAGCAGATCGAGGACACCTGCCTTGAAGATGGCGAGCGTAGCTATAAGCCCGGCTTGCGTACCCCCGGCCAGGCCTCGCTGACCGTCAACGCTGACCCTGCGAACGCGAGCCACATCCGTCTACACCAACTGGCCGAGACGGATGGTGACACCACAATGAAATGGGCGGTCGGCTGGTCAGATGGCACTGCGGCGCCCACCGTCAACGCCGCTGGCGACGATTTCGAGTTGCCCAATACCCGCACGTGGTTCGTCTTCCAAGGCTATGTCGCCGACTTCCCGTTCGACTTCGCCGCCAACTCTGTGGTCAGCACCGCGGTCTCCATCCAGCGTTCGGGCGGCTCCGCCTGGATCGCGAAAACCGAATAAGGGGTAACCATGGATCTTGCGCAACTGAAGAAGAAAGGGGGCGTCATCGCCGACGCCCTGGTGCCGAAGGAAGTTGAGTGGAAGCACGCCGACAAGAACGGCAAGCCCATCACCGACAAGTTCACCGTGCACGTCCGCCGGCATGCCTTCGGCGTCATGGAGGCCATGTTCGCCGGTGGCGAGGCCGAGCGCTTCAAGAACGCCCGCTACCTGGCCGCCTCGATCATGCTGGGCAAGGACGGCACCGAGGAGCTGCCGTTCGATGACGCCGTCAATCTCGACTCGGCCCTGGGCATCGTCCTGCTCAATGCCGTCAATGAGGTGAACAACCCTCCAGCAAAGAGCTGACCCCGGCCGACGAGCTGTGGCATGAGCTGGTGCTGAGCGGGATAGGCGGGACTACGATCGCCGAGGCCAAGGCCACGCTGTCCTATGCGGAAGTGCTGGCCTGGGTCGCCTACCGTGATAAGCATGGATCGCTCAACCTGGTGCGGCGCATCGAACTCGCTGCCGGACTGATCGCGTTGCAGGTCAATCGAGGCAGCGGCGGCAAGGCTGACCTCTACGACTTCTTGCCACACCACGTCCGGCCGGGTACAGCTCTGGAGCAGGCGATGAGAGAATGGGTGTGAATGCGGGCCTCCATGATGGTAGATTGCAGCCAAAACATGGAGGCTAAACATGGATCCGGCTATCGCCACCAGGGCAGAAATCCGAGACTACGTACGGATTAAAGGTGAGATCCTTCTGGAATTTGCTCAAGAGGGCGGTAACGTTCACCAGAAGGCACTCGACCAGCAGGACGAGGTGACCGACTTGATCGCACACCTTTCGGATGATGAGAAAGTGCGCTTCCTCAACATCTACACGGAAGAGGTTAACGCCAGGGCATCCCAGCTGGAGCAGGACTCCAACAAGCTCTTTGCCGATGCTGCAAAGATCGAAAACGACAAGAACCAGGTTGGCTCAACTATTGCCGGAATCCTTGTTGTCGTTACCGTGCTGTTGATCCTCTGGAAGATATCTCAGTAAAAAAACCAAAACAGAAACCCGCTTCGGCGGGTTTTTTTTCGCCTGGAGGAAAGCATGGCGAGTCGCTCCCTGGGCACCCTGACCCTCGATCTAATTGCCAGGATTGGCGGATTTCAGCAGGGCATGGATCAAGCAGCGAGATCAACTCAGCGCAGCATGGCTCAGGTTGAGCGGCACGCTGACCGAGCGTCTGCGGCGGTCATGGCGTCTTTCAAGACTATTGCTGGAGCGGCGGCTGCATATCTGGGGGCCCAGCAGGTAGTCGAGTATTCACAGGCGTGGGTCGGTGTCCAAAACCGAATCAAGCAGGTATCTGACACCTTCGAAGACTTCTCCAGGCAATCTCAAGCAGTTTTCTCGATCGCGCAGAACTCGCAGTCGTCGCTGGACGCAACTGCGGAACTCTACCAGCGTATCGCGGCCTCATCCGGTCAACTTGGAGTGAACCAAGAAAAAATTGCTCAAGTAACCCAGAACATCAGCAAAGCTATGTCGGCGAGCGGTGTCTCTGCAGAGGCTGCGCAGGGCGCTCTTGTTCAGCTTGGGCAAGCGTTCGCCTCTGGCGTGCTTCGCGGGCAAGAGCTTAATTCGGTGCTTGAGCAGGCTCCAGGGTTGGCTCAGGCAATCGCCGATGGCCTCGGTGTCGCGCGCGAGTCCCTTCGCTCTATGGGGGAAGCTGGAAAGCTGACCTCCAAGGAAGTATTCGCCGCGATTCTCAACCAGACCAGGGCGATTGATGACTCTTTCGCTAGGTCTCAAACCACTATCTCCGGAGCCTTCCAGGTGATGGAGAACAGCGCAACCAAGGTCATTGGTACGCTCGACGAGTCGCTTGGTGTAACGAAGACCTTCGTGAATGCAGTCCTTGAACTATCCAAGGCCTGGGACACCAATGGCGTTGAAACTTATACGCAACTGCTAAAAACTGGGCTCTACGTTGCTTTGGCGCGTGTGGCCACGGGCTTCGTAAACGCAAGTTCTGCGAAATTGGCGGACTTTCAGGCTACGAAACAGCAGACTTACATGACCTCGGTCGCCGCTGCCGGCGAGCTCCGCAGGGCTGAGGCGGTTCGTGCCGGGGCTGCTGCTGATGTGGAGGCCGCGGCGCGGGCTGTTGCCAGCGCTAAAGCCAGGGTCAGCGCCGATCGCCAAGTCTTGGCCTCGGACGTTTCGAGGCTGCAGTCAGTTCAGGCGGCATTGGCTGCCGAGAAAGTACTGGAAACCCAGAGGCTTCAGGCGCAGATCACCGATGTTGGCCGTCAGCAAGCGGTGGCGAGGATGGCGGAGTTGCGGCTGGCTGAGGTTGCGATTACCAATCAGCTTGCAGCGGCAGAGGCAAAGCTGGCTGCTACAACGCTGGCAACATCCGCCCAGGTAACTGCGGCGATCAACCAGCAAACGGTGGCCAAAGAAGCGCTGGCCGTGGCTACCACGCAGGTTACCGTTGCGCAGACGGCATCGACTGTAGCAATGGGAGCATGGTTCTCTGCCTCCACCACAATGGGCGCTGCTCTGGTGGCGCTGAGGACGGCTGGCGCAGCTGTATTGCGCATGGCTGCGGGATGGCCAGGCCTGATTCTGACGGTCGGCGCGCTGGCGCTGTCCTTCATCGACTTCGGTGATAAAGCCGAGGAGGGAGCTGGCAAGGCGGCGAACGCCTTCGAGGATGCCTCTACGCGTATTCGCCAGGCCTCCAGGTCAATGCTGCCGGAGAACCTGAGCACTCAGTCCTACGACCAACTGCAGGATCGGCTGAAGGGGCTCCAGGCGGAGCTCAAGGAAACCGAGCAGTTACAGGAGCGATTCCAGAAGGGGGTCGATGACAAGAGCGACGTTCCTTTCGAGTCCTCGCTCGATGCCTCGAAAGAAAAGGCTGATGCGCTTAGGCTGGCCATACAGTCGGTCCAGAAGGAACTGAACAGCTCTCGCCTGGCATCGGACAAGGAGGGCAGCACCTACCTCAAGAACCTCGAAAAACAGGCAGTCGTCGCGGGCAAGCTGACCGAGGTCGAGAAGCTGCGGGCGCAGATTGCCGCCGGCGCGGTCAAGTTCTCGCCAGATGACGAAAAGAAGGCCCTGGCGGCCGCTGAGGCAATCGACAAAGCGAACAAGGCGCTGAAGGAGTCGAAAGCCGGTGACAAGGACAGCAAGGCCCTCAGCCGTCGTTTCGAGGACATGGCGGAGGGATATCAACGGCAGATCGAGCTGATCAACACCTCGACCGATAAGCGCAAGAACGCCACCGAAGTCGAGAAGCTGGCTTTCGAAATCTCCGCCGGGAAACTGGAAGGGGTCAACGCGCAGCAGCGCAAGCGCCTGGAAGGGCTGGCGGCTGAGCTCGACGCGCTGAAGAAGCTGAAGCAGGCCGAGGAGGATGCCAAGAAGCTGGCTTCCTTCAGGTCCAGCGTGAACGAAGACTACCAGACCGCCAAAAGCGGGTTTGATCAGGAACTTGCTGGCGCGGGCCGCGGTGATGAGTACAAGGATCGGCTGAAAGAGCGGCTGGCGATCGAGGAAGACTTCAACCGCCAGCAGCGCGAGCTCGTGCTGCAGCGCAACAGCGGCGATATCAGCCAGGACCTGTACGACCAGGAAACCCAGGTGCTGAGTGATGCCCTGGCCGAACGCCTGGAGCTGCAGAACGATTACTACAGCCAGCTCGACGAAGCTCAGAGCAATTGGATGGATGGTGTCACCAGTGCTTGGGAGAACTTCGCGGATGCCGCGACGAACTACTCAGCCATTGCGGCTGATGCGACTATCTCGGTTCTTGGCAGCGCTAGGAGCGAGCTCGGTTCGTTCTTGAGTGATGTGGCAACGGGGTCTGAGGATGCCGGTGATGCTCTTATGGACATGGTTACTGGCTTCGCCAAGTCGATGATCGATACCTTGGCGGATATGGCCGCGCAGTGGCTGGTGTACCAGGCAGTGCAGTTGCTGGTAGGTAAGAGCACCCAGTCGGTCGCGGCCATGGGCATGGTGGCCAACGCGCAGGCGACCTCGTTCCAGGCCCAGCTGGCCGCCTATGCGTCCACTGCCGCAATCCCTATCGTCGGCCCGGCTTTGGCGCCTGGTGCGGCGATGGCTGCGGCTATGGCAACGGCACCGATGGTGGCAGGGGTGGCATCCACGTCCCTCATGGGCATGGCTCACAACGGCCTCGACAACATCCCCAGAGAGGGTACCTGGCTGCTCGATGGCGGCGAGCGGGTGCTGAACCCGAACCAGAACCGGGACCTGACCCAGTACCTGCGCAACGCGAACGATGCTGGCGCGGGCAGCGGCGGTGGCGGCGGCATCACCATCCATGCGCCGGTCACAGTCCAGGCCCAGCCCGGCATGAGCGACGACGCCGCGCGCCGTCAGGGTGAAATGATGGCCAAGGGGCTGGAGGAGCAGATGGAGCAGGCGATCTACAAGGCCACCCAGCAGGGCGGCATTCTCTGGAGGCGGTGATGGCGGAAACGTTCAGCTTCTGCACCCGGGTGGGTGCGACTGGCGAGATCAAGCAACGGGTGTGGGAGAACGACTTCGGCGACGGTTACACCCAGGCCGGCGGCACGGGTATCAACACCAAGACCCAGGAGTGGTCGCACAAGGCCGTGGGCAGCCTCGACGCCGGCGAAGAACTGCGCCTGGTGCGCGACTTCCTCGACCGGCACGAAGGCTACAAGTCCTTCCTCTGGACCCCGCCGGGCGGCACGCAGGGCCGGTATAAGGCCAACGGCTACAAGCTCGACCCGAAAGGCGCCGGGCTGTTCGAGATCAGCTTCACCATGAAGCAGACATTCACCCCCTACTGACCCCGCACTGCGGGGTTTTTCTTTTGAGGCCCCATGACATTCGAATCCGATATCCAGAAGCTCGAACCGGGCAACCAGATCCGGCTGTTCGAAGTGGACGCGACGCGCCTGGGCGGCAACGTCATGCGCTTCCACGGCCACGCCCAAGAGGCCGACATCATCTGGCAGGGCCAGCTGTATTCGGCGATGCAGCTGGAGGCCAAGGGCTTCGATATTCGCGGCGATGGCCGGCCCGCCACACCGACGCTGCAGCTGGTCAACGAGATCGACGGGGTTCGGGGCGCGGTCACCGCGTTGTGCCTGGCCCTGAAGGACCTGGTCGGCTCCAAGGTGAGGGTGATCGAAACCTTCCGCCACTTCCTCGACGCCGCCAACTTCCCCGAGGGAAACCCCGAGGCGTCCAACCAAGCGCGGGAAAACCTCTGGTACATCGAGCAGAAGACCGATGAAGACCGCCAGCAGGTGACGTTCCAGCTGTCCAGCCCGCTGGACATGGGCGGCATCATGCTGCCGAGCCAGCAGATCACCAAGTTGTGCCGCTGGGCCTGCCGAGGGCAGTACCGGGGCGAGGCCTGCGCCTACACCGGCGCGGCCATGTACACCAAGCAGGACGAGCCCACCGACAACCCGGCGCTCGACCGCTGCCCGGGGCGCTGGAAGAGCTGCAAGCTCCGCGGCAACACCCGCCGGTTCGGCGGCTCCATGGGCGCGAGCCTGATCGCCAGTTCGAGGTAACCGATGCGCATCAACCAGACATTGCAGGCCGCGATCCGCGAGCATGCCGAACGCGAGTACCCGGCCGAAGCGTGCGGGGTGCTGATCAAGACCGACCAGGGCCGGGCCTATGTGCCATGCCGCAACCTGGCGAAGACACCGCGGGAGAACTTTCGCCTTCACCATGAGGACCTGGCGAACGCCGAGGATCAGGGCGAGCTGCTGGCGATCGTTCACAGCCACCCCGACGCTGCGCCCATGCCGAGCATGGCTGACCTGGTCAGCTGCGAGCTCCATGAGGTGCCGTGGGGCATCGTCGGCTGGCCCGGCGGCGATATGCAGTGGTTCAAGCCTTCCGGCTACCAGGCCCCGCTGCTGGGCCGCGAGTTCGCCCACGGCCTGCTCGACTGCTGGGGCGCTTGCCGCGACTGGTACGCCCGCGAGGCCGGGCTGGTGCTGCCCAACTTCGAGAGGGACGACCTGTGGTGGGAGCAGGAGGATGGCCCGAGCCTCTACGAGGCGAACTTCACCGGCGCCGGCTTCTACCAGGTGGACGTGCCGCAGCGCGGCGACATGCTGGTGTTCATGGTGCCTTCCCCGGGCCGGCCCTGCTTCCACCCCAACCACGCGGCCATCTACCTGGGCAGCCAGCCGGATCTCACCAGCGAGCCGGCCGCATCCCTTGGCGGCAGCGGTCCGTTCATTTACCACCACATGGCCGGCCGCGCGTCGACTCGCGAGGTATATGGCTGGTCGATGGCCAGCCGCTGCCGGTTGATCCTGCGGCACAAGGACTATCAGCCATGAAGCGGACGGTGAAGCTGTACGGGGTGCTGCGCAAGCACTTCGGTCGCGAGTACGTTCTGGATGTCAACAGCACGCGTGACGCCATCCAGGCCCTGTGCAACATGGTTCCAGGCTTCGAGAAGTTCCTGTCCAACGGTGAGGAGCGGGGCCTAGTGTTCACCGTGTTCTCGGGCACTCGCAACCTCTCAGCCGATGATCTGGACCTGAAGGGCGACGATGCCGGCGATATCCGCATCGCGCCGATCATTCAGGGCAGCAAGCAGGCCGGCCTCTTCACGACCATCCTCGGCGTGGTGCTGATCGTCGCCGGCTACTTCACGTTTGGCACGACCTCCGCCTACGGCGTGGCCATGATCGCGGGTGGTGCGGCCATGGCCGCCTCAGGCGTCGTGCAGATGCTGTCGCCAACCCCCAAAACCGGCGGCCTGGACCGTAACGAGGACGGCAACAACCCCAGCTACGGCTTCGGTGGCGCGGTCACGACGATCGCCCAGGGCAACCCCTACCCACTGTTGTACGGCGAGCGGGAGATCGGTGGGGCCGTCGAGTCCGGCGGAATTTACACGCAAGACCGGCTGTGATCGCCGGCAACACCTGACCCGCTTCGGCGGATTTTTTCGTTTTTGGAGAGTGGAATGGGTCAAGCACTGAAGCGCGCGCCGCGGCGCGCCACTGCAGCCAGCAAGCGGCAGGTGGTCGGCAGCAAGGGCGGTTCCGCCAAGCAGAAGCAGCCCAGTATCGCGTCCAACAGCGTTCCGTCGATCGCCACGGTGCGGATGCTCTACCTGTGGAGCTGGGGGCCAATCGTCGGGCCGGTGAATGACCTGCGTTCGGTGAAGCTGGACGGCACGCCAGTCATGGCGGAAGACGGCACCCTGAACTATCCAGGCGTCAAATGGCAGTTCCGCTCCGGCGAGCTGAACCAGGAGCGCATGACCGGGATCAGCGAGTCGAGCAACGAGATTGCCGTCGGGCAACAGCTGCTCAGCAGCGCGCCCTACGTGCACTCCATCACCAACTCCATGCTGGATGCCGTGCGCCTGCGTTTCTCGTGGCCGCAGCTGCAGTCGCAGGACTCGGGCGGCAACATCGACGGTGTCCTAATCCAGTATGCGGTCGATGTTTCCACCGATAACGGCCCTTATCAGCAGGTGCTGGCCTCCGAGGTAAACCGGAAGAACGTCACAAAGTACGAGCGCTCGCACCGCATTGATCTGCCCAGCGGCACGCGCTGGGCTATTCGTGCCCGCCGAATCACGCCAGAGGCCAACAGCTCGCTGGTGCAGGACGCCATGTACGTCGAGGCCATCGCCGAGGTGGTCGACAGTGACCAGGAATACCCGCTGACCGCTGTCAGCTGCGTGGAGTACGACGCCGAGCAGTTCGGTGGCGACATCGCCAAGATCGCCGTGCTGATGCGCGGGCGGATCGTGCGTGTCCCCATGAACTACGACCCGGTGAACCGCACCTACGCCACCAGCGGCGCCGGCACCACGAACGGCGTTTGGGACGGCACCTTCAAGGAGGCCTACACCAACAACCCGGCCTGGGTGTTCTTCGACTTGGCCCTGCACCCGTACTACGGCCTGGGCGATCGCATCGACGCGACCATGATCAACCGCTGGTCGCTGTACCGCATCGGGCAATACTGCGACCAGCTGGTGCCGAACGGGCTGGGCGGCCAAGAGCCGCGCTTCACCTGCAACCTGTACCTGCAGAAGCAGGCCGAGGCCTGGGCGGTGCTGCAGGACCTGGCGGCCATCTTCCACGGCCTGGCCTTCTGGGACGGCAGCCAGATCACCGTCAACGCCGATATGCCGCAGGATCCGGTCTACAACTACACCCTGTCGCAGATCCTCGACGACGGCGCGGTCAAGTACACCGGCAGCAAGCTGCGCGATCGGCACAGCCAGGCCATGGTGTCGTTCGATGACCCGGATCGGGGCTACGACACCGACAAAGAGCCGGTCTTCGATGAAAGCGCCATTGCTGAATACGGCGTGCGCGAAATCTCCGTGGAGGCTGTCGGCTGCACATCGCGGGGCCAGGCCCAGCGCGCCGGCCAGTGGGCGCTGATGACCGAGCAGCTGCAGCTGCGTGGTGCCAGCTTCCGGGTGGGCCTGGATGGCTACATCCCGAAGCCGGGCAAGGTCATCACTCTGTCCGATCCGATGCTCGCTGGCCGCGCCAATGGCGGCCGTATTGCCGCAGTGGCCGGCCGTGTCGTGACGGTAGACCGTGACATCGAGGTGCCGACCGGCGCCCGTCTGTTGGTCAACCTTCCCAGCGGCAAGTCCGAGGCGCGCCAGGTGCGTTCTGTGGCCGGCCGCCAGATCACTGTCACGGCGGACTTCAGCGAGGCTCCGCAGCCTGAATGTGGCTGGGTGCTGGACTTCGATGATCTGAAACTGATGCAGTTCTACGTGCGCAACGTCACGCGCCCGGAATGGCACCAGTTCCAGCTGGAGTGCATCCAGTACGAGCCGAGCAAGTTCGACGCCATCGACTACGGGACGGTGATCGATGACCGCCCCATCAGCGTGCTGCCCCCGGGCGTTCAAGATGCCCCGGCGCGGGTGCTGATCACCAGCCAATCCTCCGTCGACCAAGGGATCGCCGTAACCACCATGACGATCTCGTGGGATGCAGCACCTGGGGCCGTGGCCTACGACGTTGAATGGCGCTGGGGCTCGCGGGACTGGGTGAAGATGCCGAGAACCGGAGAGCTGTCTGCTGACGTGCGCGGCGTTTATGCCGGTCAGTACCTGGCGCGGGTGCGTGCCGTGAGCTCCATGGGTGTATCTTCGATCCCGGCCAACTCGGTGCTGACCAACGTAGCCGGCAAGACCACGCCGCCGCCAGCGGTTACCCACTTGAATACCGAAAGCCTGCTGTTCGGCATCAAGGTCACCTGGGGCTTTCCAGTTGGCGCAGGGGACACCGAGCGTACCGAACTGTGGTACAGCGAAGGCACCGACCTCGGCGCTGCAACCAAACTTGCCGACCTGGCCTACCCGCAGAGCGAGCACGTCATGCAGGGCCTGCGCGCGGGGCAGCGCTTCTTCTTTTGGGCACGCCTGGTGGACCGGTCCGGCAACGTGGGCCCGTTCTTCCCGGTGGCGCCGACTGTGGTTACCGGTATTGCCAGTGCCGATGCCAGCCCGATCCTCGAGCAGATCAAGGACCAGATCACCGAGAGTGAGCTGGGCAAGGAGCTCACCAGCAAGATCGAAAAGATCACGCTCATTGACGGCAACGGTCCTGGCTCTGTGAACGAGCGGATCGGAACCGCCAAGACCGAGTTGGCCAAGCAGATCAGCGACGTGAACAACGCCCTTGGCACCGTGAAGGGCAACCTCGAGCAGCAAATCACGGCCGTGAGCGCTGACGTTTCCGCCGCCAAGACCGAACTGCAGCAGCAGATTGCGAACGTCTCGGTCCTGGCCGGCTCTCTGCCTTATCGCAAGGACAAGGCCTACAGCATTGGCCAAAGCGCCTTGGGTAGCGATGGCAAGTTGTACCAGGCCCTGAAAGCGGTACCGCTGAATACGCCACCGCCGAACGCCACCTACTGGACCGATGTTGGCCAGGCGGTAGTGACTGCCAATGGCATGGCCGCGCGGGTGTCGAAGGTCGAGACCGATGTGTCGACGATCGATGGCAAGGTTACTGCCCAGGCATCCCAGATCGGCGGGCTGCAATCGAGCCTGACCACCACCAATGGGAACGTCTCGGCTGCCCAGCAGGCTGCTCAGGATGCGGCCACGCTGGCGGGCGGGAAGGGCAAGGTCATCGTTCAGTCGGCAGCGCCTGCTGTCGCTGATCGTTTGGCGCAGAACCTGTGGATCGACACCACCGGCAATGCCAACACCCCGAAACGCTGGAGCGGTTCTGCTTGGTTGGCGGTGACGGACAGGGTGGCCACCGATGCTGCCGCAGCGGCCGCTGGCGCCTTGGCTTTAGCGCAGACTAAGGCCGACGCTTCTGTAGTCAGCAGCCTGACCACCCGCGTCAGCGATGCCGAGGGCAAGCTCACGTCGCAAGCTACCCGCATGGATGGCATGCAGACCAGTATCGACGGCAAGGCCAGCTCGCAGGCGCTCCAACAGGTCACCAGCCGAGTTACAGCGACCGAAGACAAGGACAAGGCCCAAGATCAGCTCATTAGCTCACAAAGCCAGGCGCTCACCTCGCTGACTGACAGCGTGAGCAAGAAGGCTGATGCATCGGCGGTGCAGTCGCTGGGCAACCGGGTGGACAGCGCCGAAGGCGTTCTCACCAGCCAGAGCAGCGACATCACTCAGCTGAAGAACAGCATCGGCGCTACCCAGCCATTCGTGGCGGGCAAGTCCTGGGAATTCACCGGCTCAACCCGTGGATGGGTGGCTACAGCCTCCGGCTCTACGTTCACCACCGGGCCGCTATTCGCGACCATGGCCAAGTCCCAAAGCCTGCAGTGCAACTTTACGCCTATGCTGCCAGGCGCGGAGAACCCCTACCTGCGCATCCGCCTGCGTCGTCGCAACACCACGCGTACGGCGGCAAGGTTGTACTGGGCCAACGAAGACGGCGGATTGGCGGAGGCTCGCCGCCTGGACTGGACGATCAGCGTAACCACCACTGACTGGCAAGACATCGAGTTGGACCTGTCCAGCCAGGCCGGGTGGTCCGGCAAGAACATGTATGCCCTCCGCCTGGACATGATGAACGCTGCGGATACAACCGGTGAGGTTGATGTCGCTTACATCGCCGTGGGCCGACGTTCTGCGTCCGCGTCGGCGGAGGCTGTATCTAGCCTCAGCAACGCGGTGACCGAAGCCGAAGGAAAGCTATCCAGCCAGGGCCAGTCGATCGTGAGCTTGCAGGGTGGGCTCAATACCACCAACGGTAATGTTTCAGCCGCGCAGAAGGCTGCCCAAGACGCATACAGCCTCGCTGATGCCAAGGGCAAGGTGATCGTCCAAAATTCAACACCTTCAGCCATCAACCAGCAGATCCAGAACCTTTGGATTGATACCACAGGTGGTGGGAACACACCCAAACGGTGGAATGGTTCTGTATGGCAGGCAGTTTCGGACAAGGTAGCCACGGACGCCGCAGCAGCAGCGGCCAATGCCCTGAGCCAAGTGGCGACAAAGGCTGATGCCTCTACCGTTCAGAGCCTCACGAATAAGGTAGAGCAACAGGGTACAGCCATCACCGCCGCTGGCGAGGCGATCACTGGTATCAATGCATCGCTCGGCCAGGTTGGCGGTGAGAACCTGCTGCCTAACCCTTCGTTTGAGGTAGAGGGGCCTACTGCCGGCCTTGCTGATGGCTGGCGGGTCGGCTCCCCGCTCGCTGCACCTAATCGGCTACTGTCGTTGGTGCCGTCAACCTTGGATCCTCGCGGTAAAGCGCAGCGTGTCGATGCCAAGGGACTGTCCGGCTCTGCGTATGTAGACGTTGCGCTACCGAACGCAAGCTGGGTATCCATGGCGCCAGGGCAGGTGCTGACAGTGTCGGCGTATGTCCGGGGAACCCAGGATCTGGTCAGCGAGATCTATCTGCAATACAAGAACAGCGGTGGGGCCACGGTCGGGACGCATGGGCCGCTTCGAACCATTCTGAGCGACGCATGGAACCGACCAGTCTTCACGGGCGCTCCCGCTCCAGCCGGGACGATTGGGGCGGACCTTCTTTTACGCGTCAGAGGGCCTTTGGGTGGTACTGCCAGTGACGGCTACTACGAGATTGATCGCGCCCAGGCTGAATTATCCACCGTGGTCAGTGCCTGGAAGGACAACGCCAAGAACGCTCAAAGCGCAGCGCAAGCAAACGCCGGAGCGATCAGCAGCGTATCCGGTCGCGTATCCAACACGGAGGAGGGCCTGACATCAGTCAGTGGTCGGCTAACTCAGCTGGACAACTCGATCGGCGACGTGGGCGGGGAAAACCTGTTCTACAACCCAGCTTTCACAAAACTGGGTGCGGCTACAGGAAACAACCCTGACGGGTGGGTACCGGAAGGGACGGCAACCTATACGCCGTCAATGGTCAGTTCCTGGCTGAACGCTGCTGAAAATGCATATCGATGCAGTACCACCGGCGTTGGCAGCACGGCATCAGGTAACCCGTACACTTCGCTGGTCACAGCCAGCGAGAGAGCACCTGCAGTTGCGCCTGGTCAAACTGTCACCTCGTCGATCTACGTACGGAAGACGTCAGATTCCGGCGACTTGGGGATGAGGATTTTTCACCAGTGGATCAACGCCGCCGGTACCGTAATCAACGCGCCTGCGACGGCAGTTGTCCCGATGACTGTGGACGGCGACCGCATATCGTTCACATCGGCCGCTCCGACAGGTGCTGCCAAGGTTCGGGTTTTCTACCGGGCCCACGCGGCGATTGGTGGAACAGTGGCCGGTACGTTCGAAGTGGCCAGGCCACAGATCGAGTACGGTTCACGCCCCACGGGCTGGCGCGACAATGGCCAGGTTAATAGCAACGCGATCGGCGCCGTATCTACGGCAGTTGATGGCCTTACCTCCAGCGTTAGTCAGCAGGGCAAGGACATCACCTCTGTCTCTGGCAGAACGACCAGCTTGGAGAACAGCGTCAATAGCGGCTCCACTGGCCTGGCCAGCAAGGCGTCGACCGCAGCGCTGACCGGCGTTGCCAACCGCGTCGCTGCTACGGAAAGCGGGTTGACGGCTCAGTCCAGCAGCATAACCAACCTGGAGGCGAAGATAGGCAACGCTCTGCCATTCGTGGCTGGGCAAACCTGGGAGTTTACGAACTCGGTGGAGGGTTGGAAGGCCAATACATCCGGGGCAACCCTGACTGCTGGCCCTCAATACGCAACTGTCGCCAAGTTCACGAGCATTCAGGTTACCAACACATTCCCGGTTATAGATGGTGCCGAGAACCCGCTGATCCGCATCAGACTGCGCCGTCGCAACACCGGCCGGGCCAGTGCGGCTATGTACTGGGCAAACGAGGATGGTGGACTTGCCGAGGCTCGGCGATTCAACTGGCCTATCAATACCTCGAGTGCAGACTGGCAGGACATTGAGCTCGACCTCTCTGGCCATGCCGGCTGGAATGGGAAGAAGATCTGGGCAATTCGCCTGGACATGTACAACTCGGGGGATGCCAACGGTGAGGTGGACATCGCCTACATCGCAGCGGGCCGCAGGTCAGTGGCTGCATCAGGTAGGGCGTTCGATTCGCTCAGCGTCAACGTTGCTCAGCAAGGCGACAAACTGGCGGCGGAGACGCAGCGGATCAACGGTTTGCAGTCTTCTGTAGGAGATGCCAACGCCGCGATCCAGAACGAAGCCAAGGCCCGCTCTGATGCTGACGGCTCATTGAGCCAGCAGATTCAGAACACCCAGTCTTCCCTAGGTGAGACCAATGCCGCCGTGCAGCAGGTCAGCAGGGCTCAAACCCAGTTAAATGGGAAGGTCAATGCTTCGTATTCGGTGAAGCTCCAGGTGACCGCAGGTGGGCAATACGTCGCTGCTGGCTTTGGTCTTGGCGTCGAAAATAGTGGTGGCGTGCTGCAGTCAACGTTCGCTGTGATGGCGGACAAGTTTGCGGTCTTGAATCCCAGCGGCAATGGATTTGTGAACCCGTTCTCCATTCAAGGCGGGCAGGTATTCATCAATGAAGCGTTTGTGTCCAAGTTGTCTGTCCAAAACGCATTGGTGTCAGCTGATATCAACTCGTCTTGGCTGAACGCTCAGGGACTGCCAGTGATACAGATGATTACGCGAACAGCTCAAATCATCATCCGTCATCCGACCAGGATCAACACATATACGCTGATGGATGTAAACGGCATCGATGTTATTGTCGATGGTGTGCGGCGTGTGAGGATGGGGATCTGGTGATATGAATAGCGGGCTTCGGCCCGCCACTATTTTGGAGAAGCTATGGCCGCAGGCCTTGAAGTGTATGACCCCGCGGGTCGACTGATCGTCAACATGGCGACAGTGTTTAGTATGCACCAAGGATACTTTGACACTAACGCCGTAAATGGGGCGGCAGCAATGCCACCGATGCCTGCAGGTAAGAGCCGCTTTTACTACATAGTTTCACTGCAAGACACTAATAAATGGAGAGGGAAAAAGCCAGGTGTGACAATTTCTGGAGACACCATAAGTTGGGTCTATCAGCACAGCACATGGTTCGGACAGTTCTCAGCAAATTGCAGAATCTTTTACGGCTACTATTGAGGTGACCATGGCTTCTGGAATGCAGGCCTTCAAAGACAATGGTGAGCTGCTCTGGGACACTAATCTGATCTGTTATGGATTGCTCAAAAGCGGGCCTCTCAATGTGGTGGATGTATGGCCTAGGTACCTATACAAATCCCTGGACCTGAATCCGAATGAGGAAAGCAGCTGGAGGGAGGACATACCCAAGCAGCCCATCACCGGTATCACTGTCTACGACAGCATCTCACCTGTGGTTTTTTTGGTAGGGGACGGATCGCGGTGCGGTGAAATGGTGTCAGGCAATGCGCGCACGTTACTTTTTTATGGGACTACCCCGAAAACAAAGGCGTACGTTTTCGATCTCATGAGAGACGTCGGTGATTCATCTGGCCTGAATTGCTATTCGGATACCGGCGTGCTGACGTTCACCAGCGGTATGCCACCTCTTAACATCGCAGCGCTGGTGGCGGCACCTCCCTTGGACGATATTATCCCCGGTACGGAGAACATGCCGCAGCCCAACCAGCAATGGAATGCTTTCAAAAACGGGACTACGGAAGAAGTATTCAGCGGGCTCGGAACTTACACCCCATATCTAAAGGGAATTGGCACTGTCCCAGTTTTCAATGAAGAGATAGCAGCGCATCTAACGTTTTCAAGATCGGGAGGCGTTGTTTGGAGATCAGGCTCTCCTGTCGGGGGTAGC